TACCCCCTCCCCAGACAAAATTTCCCCCGATGACAGTGATGAAGTTTATAGCACCTCCCCCCGGGTGTAAAAAGGTACCATCAAATGCGGCGTGGTGTAGTTATTTTTACCGTGTCATACCAAAACTCCAGAAACGTTACTGGAGTTTGAGTTATGGGTTCTATAAAATTTACCAAAAAATCAACGTTAAATGAGATGGTGGAAGTGATGTCGCCGGTACAAAGGGATGTGTTTATATTGATTGATGAGTTCTGGAAGAAGTTCCAATATAGCCCGACGATCAGGGAGTTAGCGATTTTGAGGGGGAAGATGGGGATAGGAAATACGAAGAGGATTGTGGATCAGTTGGAGAGGATAGGGGCGATAAAGAAGGTGGAGAGGAGGGGAAGGACGATAAGGCCTGTGTATATAAATTTCAGGAATTTAGATTGAGGGTTGAGTTAAGTGATATGGAGTTGACGATGGTGCGTTTTATTGCGGCGTCGCGGCAGTCGTATGGGAGGAAGAATTACGAGGATAAGAAGAGGATGGATGACGGCTTCCAGGCTGATGTTGATGGGATGATTGGGGAGATGTGTTTTGGTAAGTTGTTTAACTATTACGTGGATATAAGTTTGGGGAAGAAGAAGGCGGATTTTGTGTCGAGGGCGGGTGAAAGTATTGATGTAAAGAGTACGAGGTATAGGAACGGTAGGCTTCTTGCCACACTAGATAAGACCCAAGACCCGTGCGATATTTATGTGTTGATGGTGGTGGATGATAAGGGTGGGGAATATAGGGGATATGTAAAGAAGGAGGATTTGTTTAAGGAGGAGAACATCAAAGACTTAGGGCGGGGTAAGGGGTATGTCTATGAATTTAAGTGATTTGATCGCGAAGCTGCCCGTGGCGGAACAGGAGAAACTGTTAAGTCAGGTGGTGGAGTATAAAAACGCTTTAGAAAGAGAGAGATGCCAGAAGTCCTTCATGTCTTACGTTAAGAAGATGTGGCCTGGGTTTATATTAGGTCGGCATCATGCTTTGATGGGGCAGAAGTTTGAGGAGATCGCCGAGGGGAAGTTAAAGAGGTTAATTATTAACATGGCACCTCGGCATACAAAAAGCGAATTTGCTAGTTACTTATTGCCGAGTTGGTACTTAGGTAGGTACCCGAATAAGAAGGTGATACAGACATCGAACACGGCGGATTTGGCTGTGAACTTTGGTAGGAAGGTTAGAAATTTAGTGATGAGTGAGCAGTATCGGGAGGTCTTTAATGTATCTCTACGGCAGGATTCAAAGGCGGCTGGGCGGTGGGCGACTAATTTTGACGGGGAATATTTTGCTATCGGGGTAGGTGGTACGGTAACGGGTAAGGGTGCGGACTTATTGATTATTGATGATCCGCATTCGGAGCAGGAAGCCACAGGTGATCCCGCGGCGTTTGATAGGGTATTTGAGTGGTATACGTCTGGACCGCGTCAGCGTCTACAGCCTGGAGGGGCTATTGTTGTTGTGATGACTAGGTGGTCGGACAGAGACCTGACAGGGAAAATCATTAAAGAAGCGGCTAAGAGGGATAGACATGAGGAGTGGGAAGTTATTGAACTACCGGCGATTATGCCGAGTGGAAATCCTCTATGGCCTGAGTTTTGGTCTATTAAAGAGTTAGAAGCTTTAAGGGAAGAACTACCCCCGAGTAAGTGGAATGCTCAGTACCAGCAGACGCCGACAGGAGAGGAAGGGGCGATAGTAAAAAGAGAGTGGTGGAAGTTGTGGGAGAAGGACGATCCTCCAGTGTGTGATTTTATTATTCAGAGCTGGGACACGGCGTTTACGAAAAGTGAGAGGGCTGACTACTCGGCGTGTACGACTTGGGGAGTCTTTTATAAAGACGAGGATAAGAGAGATCCGAACATAATAATGTTGGATGCATTTCAAAAGAGGATGGAGTTTCCTGAGTTAAAAGACAAAGCTTTAAGTCAGTATAAGTATTGGGAGCCGGATGCTTGTATTATCGAGGCCAAAGCTGCTGGCGCGCCGTTAGTGTTTGAGCTTAGGCAGATGGGGGTACTTGTCTCGGAGTACACCCCGGTAAGAGGTAATGATAAGTTTGTGAGGATAAATAGTGTGTCGGATTTATTTAGATCCGGCAAGGTGTGGAGGCCTGATACGCGATGGGCAGAAGAAGTCGTCGAACAGATGGCGGCTTTCCCTAACGCAGAACATGATGACCTCGTAGACTCGAGTGTGCAGGCACTGATACGATTCAGGCAGGGTGGGTTCTTAAGATTAGCTTCCGACGAGGAAGATGAACCCGTAACGTTTCGCAGAAAAGCTTACTACTAAGGAACTAAGATGATCGACCGACCCCTTGAGCCTATCGAGTCAGAAGGTATTGAAATTGAAATTGTAAATCCTGAGTCTGTATCTATAGGGATGGATGGTTTAGAAATAGAAATCGAACCTGGGCAGGAGTCAGCAGAAGATTTCGACGCTAACTTAGCGGAGTACATGGACGACTCTGAACTACAAACCCTGGCGTCTGATTTGATGGGTGAGGTTGATGCTGATATTGGATCCAGAAAAGACTGGGTCGATATGTACGTCAAAGGCCTTGAAGTATTAGGCATGAAATATGAGGAAAGGACAGAACCCTGGAATGGAGCCTGCGGTGTGTTCTCGACGTTATTAACGGAAGCGGCGGTGCGATTTCAGTCTGAAATGATTATTGAGACCTTCCCGGCTCAGGGTCCAGTGAAGACTGAGATTATCGGTCAGATTACTAAAGAAAAAGAAGACGCAGCCGAAAGAGTTAGAGATGATATGAATTATCGTCTTACAGAGACGATTCCTGAATACAGGCCTGAACACGAGAGGATGTTATTTAATTTAGGTCTAAGCGGCGCTGCGTTTAAGAAGGTCTACTACGATCCGAATTTAGGAAGAGAGACGGCGGTATTTATTCCTGCTGAGGATGTGATTATTCCTTACGGAGCCTCTGGTGCGAGAACCGCAGAACGCGTCACGCATATGATGCGTAAGACTAAAAACGATATCCACCGGCTACAGGTTAAAGGGTTTTACAGGGATGTCGAGTTAGGCGAACCCGTAAAAATCCATAATGACGTTGAAGAAAAGAAAGCCGAAGAGACAGGGTTTTCGATTAACGACGATGATCGATATTTAATCTGTGAAATACAGGTTGATTTAAATTTACCTGGGTACGAGGAAGAAGACGACGTAGCCGTTCCTTATATTGTGACGATTGATAAAGGCACGAATAAGGTTCTGTCTATTTATAGGAATTGGCGAGAAGGCGATCATCTTTATAAGAAGCGCCAGCATTTAGTTCAGTATGACTATGTCCCTGGCTTTGGTGCTTATGGCTTTGGATATATCCATTTAATTGGTGGATATGCCAGAGCGGGGACGATGTTGATTAGACAATTAGTAGACGCGGGGACTTTATCTAATCTACCCGGCGGTCTTAAGTCTCGAGGTCTTAGGGTGAAGGGTGATGACACCCCGATAGCACCAGGAGAATTCAGAGATGTAGACGTTCCTAGCGGAGCGATTAAAGATAACATCATGACGCTTCCTTATAAGGAGCCGTCACAAGTCTTAGCGGCGCTATTAGACAAGATCAGCGAGGAAGGAAGAAGGCTAGGGTCGATTGCTGACATGAAAGTCAGTGATATGTCGTCTCAAGCGCCGGTAGGAACGACCTTGGCGCTGTTAGAGAGGCAGCTAAAAACCATGAGTGCTGTGCAAGCCCGTGTTCATGCGGCCATGAAACAGGAATTTAAGCTATTAAAAGACATCATTAGGGACTTTACCCCCGAGGATTACAGCTATATACCTGAAGGTGGGAACAGAAAAGCCAAACAAGAGGACTACGAACACGTAGAAATCATCCCGGTAAGTGATCCTAACGCCGCGACGATGGCGCAAAGGATCATGCAGTACCAAGCGGTTATCCAATTGTCCGCGCAAGCCCCACAAATTTACGATTTACCCCAATTACATCGGCAAATGATTGAGGTTTTAGGGGTGAAAAACGCCGATAAGTTGGTTCCTTTGCCGGAGGACCAGCATCCTAAAGACCCTGTTTCTGAAAACATGGCGTTTTTAAGGATGGAACCCACCAAAGCGTTCATTTATCAGGACCATGACGCTCATATTGCGACCCATATGACCTTTATTCAGGATCCGATGATCCAACAAATGATTGGTCAGAACCCTATGGCGCAGCAAATCGGCTCCGCGGTACAGGCACACGTAGCAGAACACTTATCGTTCCTCTATCGGAAGAAGATTGAAGAGCAAATTGGCGTTCCTTTACCGCCGCCTAACGAAAAACTCCCTGAAGATATTGAAGTTGAGATCTCAAGGCTTACGGCTCAGGCTGGCGCGCAGCTCTTACAGATGAACATGGCTCAAGCCCAACAGCAACAGGCTATGCAACAAGCACAAGATCCTATTGTTCAGATGCAGCAAGCTGAACTTCAGATCAAAGCTGAAGAAGTTAAACGTAAAGCAGCCAAAGATCAGGCAGATATCGCGTTAGCCCAGGCAAGACTAAAGGTTGAGCAAGAGCGTATCGCGATAGAGGCGCAGAAAGAACGCCAACGATTATCGGCTAAGGCTGTAGAGACCGATAAAAAACTAAAGGCTGATGTGCTTACGAAAATGACGAGGACTTAATGATCTGGCACAGTGACTTGAAAG